AATAGCATCAGCTGCAGTGGGGTCCATGCCTGCCATATTTACTGGAACTGTAGCAGAATCAGTAGACCCACCTACAGGAGGAGCACTGACTAGAGCAGGGGCAGCAGCAGGTATTAGAGAGGCTGTGGCAGAAGGCACTCTACTATCTACCACTGAGGCAGGAGCAGGTGTCATTGAAAATGGGTCTTTAGATGGACGCGCACCACTAGTATCAACGCCTGTTACAAGATTATCTATTGTTCCCATTGCTTTTTGAAGCAAGCTTAAATCTGCTGGACTCTTAGCCTGATCAGTAGGAATAATAGGAACGTCAGGAGAAGGTGCAGCACCAGCAGATTGTATACTCTGCGTAGCAACATCACCCGCTACATCTGGTTTTTCTTTTGAACGCGGAAAAACATCAGAGATTGGCATATTTAAAAAAGCAAGTGCTGCTTTGCTTTGCTCCTCTTTATCACCAATATTTTTAATTTTACTATAAACTATATCTTCAACCATTTTTTTAGAATTTGGATAAAGCTTTAAATAATTTAGAACACTTAATTCTGGCATAGATGCAACAGGACTTGTAGGTACTTTACTAGCATCCTGATAAGCAGTCTTACCCATTCTCACTCTGTTAGACGGTAGCTTTCCCTGCATCAACTGACCTAGGCCACCACCTCCTGCCAGTTTAACATACCCACCATTCTTCATAGCAACAGGTGCACCTACAAGACCACCTGCTTTCTTAAAGGCACCAGCTACACCAGCAAGTCCAGCCAAACCTGTGCCAAGACCCAGCAGCTGTGTAGACAGTGGCTGTGCAGGGCTAAAGGTTTGTTTACTGACATTGGTGGTGGCAGGTAGAGGGAAACCTCTGAGAATAGATTGAAAGTCCTGCAGGGTTGCCATAGGAAAGCCATACTCTTCTCTGGCTTGTTGCGTGGCAATGTCTAGTGCTCTCTGTGCCTGTTGTTGTTCAGCAGCGCCTATACCCGACAGTGCACCCAGTTCTTTAAATGTCTGTGCAGGTATAGCAGTACCCAGTGCAGATAACTGTGCAGCACCTGCAGCTTCTCTGCCAAATTGATTTTGTAATCTAGCCTGTGCATCTTGAAAAGCAGCTAGTCTACCTCTTGCTTCTATGTCACCTAGTTGTTGGTTAAGGTTTCTCTGTCTCTCTGCCTCTAGAATAGCTGCCCTTGACCCACCAAATGCACCTGCCTTTGCAGCTTGTGCTGCCAGCTGTTGTTCCTCTACATCTGCAACTCTCTGGGCCTCTCTCTTCTCAATGTCAGTGACATTACGGAGGAAAGGGTTCATCAAAGCAGCTACCTCTGCAGGATCAGTGGCGGCTCTGGTTGCACCTCTGGTTAGGTCTGTAGCTTCTTGAAACAGAGGACGAGTTTGACCCACTTGCTCTCGAATACCTGTAAACGCTGCCTGTTGATCAGGTGTAAAGGAAGCTAGTTGTTGCGTTAGCTCTGGGCGAAAACCTTCTTCTTGTCTTTGCTCTTGAATAGCTTTAGCTTTACCAAAGATATCAGATACAAAAGGCTTGAGTTCTTCAGGAAACTCTGAGCTTTGTCTCACTGTCTGTGTAGAAGGAGGAGGGGGAGGAGCAGAGCCACCACCTTTACCATAGCATATGCCTTGGTATTTCATGCACAGAAGTTCTTCCTCTGTCCACTGGTTAAAGGGGTTGTCACTCCACATTTGCTTTTTATTTATCATCATGTCAAGGGTCTTTCTATAATGCTAAATCTTTTGAGCCATCCTAATTTCTTTACTTTACGTTCCCAGCCTGCTCTACCACAAGCCTCTACAAAATCACACTCTAAAACTTTTGCAAAGTCTACAAACTTTTGATCTATCTCTGGCATCCACTCTGAGAACTGATCACCAGAAAGAAACACAACAGAGAGAACTTTCTTTCTAGGGTAGTGTATAACTTCTGTAACAGCTGCTCCTATGTATTCTGTGCCTTCATCATAAACAACCCAAAGCTGAAACTTGTTAGTTAAACATTCGTGAAGAACATCTATTTCTTTGTATCTTCCATAGGTGTAATCAGTTGCCTTCTTTATATGCTTTGATACTTTGTCCCAAACATTTCTTATCTCGTCTACAGGCACAAGTGAAATATTAATCATACTATGCTACGCCGCTAAGTCCTCTTCTTGTTTCTGGTGGTTGCTCACCCCTACCGTATTTTTGCACTCTAAAGTCATTTATAAAAGTATCAATTTTCTCTGCGCCAGCATCAGAAGAACCATTGCCCATCATAGACACAATATCAGCTGGCAGCACGTACTCATCTCTGGAGAGAATAGCTGGTTGTGTACCTTCTATTGTAAACGGTATAGAGTCTGACATACCATCTCCTCTCCCTTTTACCATTCCTTCAAAGTAAGGTGAAGGTGGACCACCCATTTGGTAAGCAGAGATTAAACCACCTGCCTGTGCTTCCACAGGAACACCAGCAAGAACTTGTTGCATCGTAGCTATGTTCTGCATCTCTTCTAGTTCTTCTTTAGTAGGAGGAAGAACAGTTTGTTCTGTTGGTGCCTCTGCTGCTCTTACAGCAGGAGCCTGTTGTTCAGTATTACCAGCTTGAGCACTCATTAAATTATTAAAGGGTCCCGGTAGTTCTCCTTGACTTAGTGCAAAGGCAGGACTTAAAAAGGACAGTGCTCCTTTCATTCCACCTTTTTTAGCTGCTCGTCCTAGTCCATAAGCAGGACTGAGAAAACTTAGTACATCTTTAATATCTCCACCTTTTGCCATTTTAAGCAAACCTCCTTTAGTTTTAGCTATAGCACCTTCTTCATCTGCTATATTTTGAATTGCACCTATAGTACCCATTCCTTCAGGTAGGCCAGCTTGTTGTGCTACATCTACTCCAAATCCTAACCCCGGCACAGCAACATTTAGAGCAGTTTTACCAACGTCTTCTAAAAATCCAAGAGGGCTAAAAGTATCTAGTGATGTAGTTACTGCAGTAGGTTTAGCACCATATCCTTCTTGTTCATCTATCTCCTGCATTTCTTTATCTTCAGAGAAATAGCCAGCAAATGGGCCTCTACCCTCCTTAGTTTGAAAGCCAAAACGACTTAGACCGGGATTAAGTGCTCTGCCACCAAGTTTTTGAGCAATATCAGACCTACCAAATCGGTCAAAGTCATCCATAGTATCGGCAGGTATAGTAGGTGGTGACGGTAAAGCCATTGCTACATCGAACAAGTCATCTTCAATATCGTCCTCTGGGTTTCCTCTGAAGGCAGCTGGTATAGTTGCTGCCTCGTTTGCTTCTGCTATAGCTGCTGCCACTGCTGCATCTGCTACGGCTCCAAAATCATCCATATCATCAGGACCAACACTACCATCAAACCCATCATCACTAGCATCGTCACCAACACTTGAGCCAGAATCACCGGGATCATCAGCATCTCCGGGACCAGTATCGTCTCCTCCTGTTTCACCGCCGCCAAAAAATCTTTGAACCTCTAAATCTGCTAACCCACCACCTGTCTTGGCAGAGGTTAAGAACTCTTGATCAAAGAACCTTCGTCTTGTTCCACCGGGTTGTGCAAAAGCCAGCGCCTCTTCTTCAGTTCTAGGAAAGGCTCCTGTTCTACGCGAGGCAAAACGTATGCCACTTGTATCAAAGGGTGATACTCTACGGTCCTCTCCTGCCTGTGGGAAAGAACTATAGTCAATAGGCTCAAAGGCTCCTTGTCCTGTTGCAGCGTCTATGCCCAGCATAACTCCTGCTTGAGTTGCAGCAGGTTTAAGCTGAGTTTTTAAGAAGTCCATTCTAGTCAATGGACCGTACTTATCATAGCCTTGAACTGTACTTAGAAAAGAAGGCTCACTCATTCCTTGAATAGATTCAAGACTACGTTGAGTTGGGAAGTAACCTTCTCTTAAANCTGCTACTCCAAAATCTTTACCTACTAAATCTTTAGCTTTTAGTGCATCTACAATTTGAGTTTCAGTTACAGACTTTGGAACAGCAGTTGAAGGAGTTATACCTGATATAGAACGTGGCATAGCAGCAGCTTTTGACAGGGCTGGTGAAGGTGCAGAACTTATACTTTTTGTGAAACCTGCTAAACGACTTAAAGGCTCTTGTTGTACTAGGTTTTCATAGCCACTCACAGCACTACGCGCAGCAGCATCTGCTCCTCTAAATGGATCAGAGGTTCCAAAAGTTTCTAAGGCATCGCCTACACCATCTGTGGATATTGGGAAATTAAGTGGGTCTACGCCTTGTTTTAAAAGAGCTTCAGTTGCTGGATCAACTGAACTTTGAGCAGCGGCTATTGCATCTGGTATATTTAATTTACTCGCAGCATCTGCTGGAAATTGTAAGTCAACACCAGAAGGTACAAAATCAGCACCTGTTATATTTAAACCGCCTTCTACAGTATTTGCAAAAGGACTAAAATCAGTACCAAAACCAAACTCTGGTAAACCTGCTGTAGCCTGTACACCGCCAAAAGCTGCACCACTTCCCGGCGCTACACCCAGATTACCAAAATTTTCTACGCCTGTCATTGAAGCTTTAGCTGCTTCTCTACCTGCTAGTTGAGCAGCAGCTGGGTCAGTAAAGCCTGAAGGATCAGGAGTGAACCCTGCTTCTGCTCCACCACCACCAAACGCAGCAGCGCCTAGTCCTGAGAGACCACCACTGATCAAACCACCTATGGCAGCATCCTTTAAACTTTTACCTGCAAGGAGAGAACCGCCAAAAGAACCTAGACCTGCACCTATGGCTGTTCCTGCAAGTTTAGAACCAAGAGCCATGCCAATTCCCGGACCAAGAAACATGGTGCCGAGAATAGTGCCAGCAATAGGCAGGATACTTTTGAGTATGTTAGCCTCTGGTAGTCCTGTCTCTGGGTTGACAGGCAGTCCTTGTGGGTAACCTGCAGACTTGGCAAGCAGATTCAGATAGGGTAGCTCTGACTTGCTCATGTGAACAAGAGTGTTATCGCCGCCTCTGCCCTTCATAGCCATAAGATTGGCCAGACCACTAAAGTCTGTACCGGGAACTGCTGCCATAGATGTGTTAGGACGCATTTGCATTTGTTCTATGTACCCATTGTATAAGGTTGTATTTGATTAGGCGCTTGCCCTGCCATTGGCATTTGCCCCGGCTGTTGCTGCGCTTGTGCCACTCCTGCCAAACCACTAGGCATAGTACCTTGTGGGTTAGGGTTATTATAACTAAGAACAGAAGGATTGGCAAAGTTTTGAGCCATCTGTATAGCTGCAGGAGTTGTAGGTTGTCCCACTGGTATGCCACGATTATAAGCGTTTGCACCTTGATAAACAGGAGGACGCATTAAACTGGTCAGTCCAGCAGCACTACCATAAGGGTCAGCGTTGTTTGGTATAGGTGTGGAGATGATAGGCTCTAGCACTCCAGACTTAAAACCCTGTGTAAATGCTTGGTCTAATGTACCACCTTCTTGCATAGGTACAGCAAACATAGTGTTAAAAGCTCGTTGAGCGTTTGGCATTGAACTATTGGCCAGCTGCGCCTGAAACTCAGGTTGTCTACCTATTAAACTTATAAGTGATCTTGCCAAAGAACCTCCTTGACTGTATCCTCTGGCACCTTTACTAAAACCTCTAGAACCAAACCTATCAAAGTTTGAACCACTTCTAGTACCTCCTTTACCAAAACCACTACTCTGTGCAGGAGCATCAGATTCAGTTACTCCACGCACTAGTGAACTAAATCCACCCATACCCTGTTTAGGAGCATCAGGTGTAGCCACACCTATTTCTTGTAAGAAAGGAGTTGGAGAGGGAGCGGCAGCGGCAGGTTCACCTACAAAAGACCTTGGGTCAGGTTCTGGTCTAGAAGGTGCAGGGTTTATTTCTATGTCTATACCTCCATCATCACTCAAATCAAGAGGTGCAGGTTGGCTTATAGGTGTTGAAAGCGGTTGACCAAGAACACCATCATTAGGTCTATCAACCTGAAGAGTTTCCGGTTTAAAATCAAATACGCTTCTATTATTAGGACTACCTTTACCCATGACTAACTCCTACGGTGTAAACGAATTAAAATCAGACCACCCAACTGTGGTTCCTGCAAGGCTTACATAACCTCTAAATTTACCTGTCTTTCTCTCATATACAACATCACCTGCCAGAGGTTGTCCCAACTCACCAACCGACACCACTCTGTTTATTCTAAAAGAACCTGTTCTCTCTTGCTGTAAATCTCTGTTGTCTAACTCTGCAACTAGTCCATTTGCCCACGTTTCAATTGCATTGTACGCTTGCATCACTCTTTCATCATCTAAATTATACAAGATAGGTATTGTAGGGTATGCTGTCATTATCTTAATCCATCATCTTGTATGTCTAGTCTAAGCTCACCGTATCTCCACTCAGTTCCAGTTGCGTTGTTCTCCAGCTTAATTCTAGCCTGCCTACCTCTTGATCTAAACCTGACAGTTTCTGTAGACTGTGTAATATCAAAAGGTCCTTTGGTTCTAAGCTGACCGTTTGGAAACTCTTTGGTTTGAATTGTAAAAGATACTTGTCCATTGTTGACGGTCATATCAGGAATAAGCCTATCAACAAAAAGCATCTCATTACCATCACCTATGCCAAAGTCAGCAGACTCAATGAAAGAATCTAATTTAAGTCCTTTGGCTGTAAAGATACCCGGAGGTTCATTGTCATATATTCTGGTGGTTCCGACAGATGTGCCAGTGGTAATCACATTGTCAAATGTACTACTGTCATTCCACGTTGTCCAGATAGCTTCACCGTAGACCCAGTAATTTTCTTCCATAGACCAAGACACATACCTGTTACACTCTGTAGAATTAGCAGAGGGGTAGAGCCAAGTTACCTCTTTAAACTCAGAGTTGATTCCACAGAATATTTTACCTAGTTCAGAGGTATTGATATCATCATAGACATATCTTCTTACGGTGCAATCTAGTCTTCTGACGCTGTTACCATCTAGTACATAGAAGTTATCTCTTCCCATCCACACAGGAATACCGTTCATGTCTATGCCACCGTGTTGACTTACACCTCCACAACCTGTGCCTAGTTCTGTAAAAGAAAAGATAAACGGTGGACCTGTAAAGCGCATACCGTACATAACCTCATCTGTAAGAATAGCTATCTGGTTACGTGATCTGATACCCTGCATAATCCTTGTACCACCTGCCAGAGTATTTTCTCCAGCGGTAGAACTAATAGCAGGGGTCCAGTTGTTATAGTCATTTTGATCTGACCACCTGACCAGAAGAGGTTCTTTTGTACCTGCTACGTTGGAACAACCAAAACAAATAACGTGCCTGTCATTGGGAGAGACAACAAAAGTATTTGAACTGACAGGTGCATTGGTAACAGCGTTTGCTCTGACACTCCCGCCAGATGTTGGGAACCATTGAAAGAGACCACCACCTCTTCTGTTTGCCAGTAGTATCTCACCAAAGTTATCCAGTGTCCAGTTGGCAGCTTCAAACTCAATACCAGAAGATGCGGCTGGTGAGTTCCATGTTCTGTAGTCTGCACTAGAGCTAACAGATACAAGAAACTGTGCGGTGGCTAAACCTGCTCCTGCACTGGTTGCCGCTGCATTTACCAGAGAGTTGATTGTAAAGTTATTTGCATCCTGTGCAGATACCACCTTAAATATAGGACCACCAAATGTAGAATCTGTCAGTAGTATATTACCTCCAACTGTTGTAGCAGTGGTAAAGTACACAAAGTCATTTATCTCTAGTCCATGGCCAGTGCTATTGATACTTACAGCAACTGTAGCTGCCACCACGTTTATCACACTGGTCAGAACCACAGAGGTAAATGTCTCTGCATTGTAATCAGATGCACCGTAGCCTGTGCCTGTGATACCCACAGAGGCACCGCTCCTGATCAGATAGTGAGCAGTGGCGTGACCTGCTGCGCTCTGGTTAGAAGCAGCTGATGTAGAGGCATCAAAGGCATAAGAGTTTGTGCCTATGACACTGACTTCAAACATACTATTAAAAGAAAAGTCTGTGGCAACAGAGGAAGATGTAAACACTGCAAAGTCACCAGAGGCCAGTCCATGAGCAGTGTCAGATACACACACTCTTACAGAGTCAGTTTGTGTACCAAAAGCATTGGTCAGAGATACACTGGCTCTGACAGGTGTAATATTAAAGACACCTCCATTGTTATAGATATACAGTGCTTTCTCTGTACCTATGGCCATCTGCTTCTGTGTGATATTGTCCTGCCATGTAAGCAAGTCTCTCCCAGTGCCTAGCAAACTACCAGAAGTTTTAGTTTCATACCCTCTGATATTCTCTGGCCTCTTGTCTCTGAACCTTACCCGGTTGCCATCATACCAAGAACCCTCTTCCGCATATTGCGTAGATTCCCGGTGAATGCCCGGTCTAAAATTAAGAGCTTTTGTCTGAGAAAGTGTAGACACTTATGACTCCTAGGTAGCAGTTGCCAGTGCTTTGACAACTACAGCTGTAATAGCAGTTGTTGTTTTTGCATTGTATACCAGTAGATCAATAGCATTAGCATCTGTGCTCATGGTAGGTGCTGTGCCGCTTACAAAGATATAAGCACTGTTAAATGCAAGTGTTCTAGAACCTGTGCCGTCTTGCACCACATAGATATATCCTGTTTGTCCCGGCGTTACATTGGTAGGTGCTGAGAGTGTTCTATTGCCTGCAAGTGTAATTGCAAAGGCATTACCAACTCCCATGTCAATTGCAATAGAAGCAGCATCTGTAAGAGAAGTTACATTACCTATGACAGGGGCTGTAAAAGTTTTAGCAGCTGTGATTGAACTAGCAACAGATGCTCTGACATATCTAATATCTGCAGTGGAGACGGGAACAAGATTTGCATCTGCAGTTCCAAAGTCTAAATTAGCAGCTGTTCCTAGTCCTAGACCAACCGCATTGGTTTGATGAACAGAGACACCATCACAGATAAAGAAACCATTTGCACTGGTTCCTACAGTTGCTCCAGAACCTGCAAGAGTTTTAATAGTTATGGTGTTAGATGTAGGTGATGGTACAGATTTATTTCTGATAAAATAACTTTTTGATTGAGCAGGTAGGATAATATCATGGCTAGATGTAAGAGTTCCTGTAAGTTCTATGAAGGCACTTCTAGCTTGATCAGATGCTCCGTTTTCAGTTGTAAGAGTTACATCAGCAGCAGAAACAGTAACTGTGGTATAAGCAGCAATTGCATCATCAACAAGGTCAATGACATTCTGATTTAAGATTAACCCCCAAGAGTTAGGGTTAGCCCCATCTGCTTGCTTCTCTAATCTAATTCTAGATGTAAAAGTAGACATACTATTTATCCTTTACGTGCTAAGAAACTTTTGTACAACGGTGGAGGCAGCTGCTCCTAGGCCAGATGCTACAAGAAAGAACCCCACCAGAACACCTTTACCTTTGTCTAACTGACTTTCCATTTGATCAAGACGCACAGTTAATCTGTCAACTTCTTTACTAAGTTGATCAACTGCTTGAAGCATCTTTCCTATTTCTACATCAGTTAAATCAGGCATTACTAAATTCCTCTGTCCTCTCCCGGTATTCCTTCTGCTACTATGTAACCTGTTAATGAATTATTTTTAGGTGATACTATCTTCATTATTGAAGTTTCTTTACCTTTGTAATCTTTATAATTTCCAATTACATCATCAACAATAAATAGTGCTGGTGGTCTAAGAGGAATACAGCCTCTGGTAAGTTGTTTTTTTATTATCAACTCTGAAAATTTTTGCTTACCTTTAGAATCAGCAAGAGCAAGGTCCATTATATCTTCTTCGTCTTTACAGATAAAGAACGCTGCTACTTTATCACCTTTCTTCCAAATTTCTTCTGCTGTGACACAACTGGGCAGTATTGTAAAACAAGCANCAAGAGTAAGGACAGCTAATAGTTTCATTTATTATACAGCACTTTCTCTAGGATTAACAGGCCAGTCATTAAACTCTGAAGCTGTCTTACCAGCATCTCGCATCTCTTCTGTAAACACTGTCATAGCTTCAAGACCTGCAACATCTGACTTATCATCAATAGCAGTCTCTAGTGCGGCGGCTTTTGCTCTTAGGTCTGTACGCCACTTTGCAAGGTCTGCTGGCTTTGCAGTGCCGTTGTCCTGTTCCCTGATAACAATCCAATCAGTTTGTGCTAGATAGCCACTCAGTACATCAGAGACATGCTTCTTCATTGTAGCTTTAATATCATCTATGTCTCTGGCAGTGTTTGTTCTGGTAACAACAACCTTATCAGCTTTAACAACAGGAGCAGACTCAGAAGAAGTATAAAACATATTCTCTACTCTACTACCTTCATACTCATAAGGTACAATGCCAATGGCTTTACGCTCTTCATTTGTCCAAGCTAAACCAAAGATAGACTTAGGATATTGCACATTATTAATTGTCATGGCTTTTGGTTGGTGAATAATGTCTACCAACTGATTGCCCATAATTCTTGCCCACATAGTTTAGTTTCCTTTCTTGAGTTATCTACCATATATAGGAGGTAGAGTACCATTACCACCTAAATCTGCTATAGCCATATAGATATATGTATTTGATGTTCCACCATTGATATCTGAATCATCTTCCCGAATTTTAAACCCATCGCTTACAAAATCAATGTCTCGCCCAGATGAAGCCTCTGCTGCAGTACTACTAGGTAAAAGATATTTTGTTACTGGATTGTCAGGCCCTCTTGTATTGTCAAACACAATCCATGGGTTAGTTGTTGCAGTACACTTGATTAGGAGATATGCAGGAGTAAATCCTAGACTTACATAAGGCCCGTCTGTTGTATTATTTGGTATATAACTTCCTACTTTACAAACATCAGGAACTGATCTAAATGCATAACAAATCATTTGACCACTAGACCTGTTCGTTCCGTTATTACTTCCTAGTGTGATAAGCGTAGCAGAAGGTGCTGTATCATTAAAAGCTCCAGAATCAGTTGTAGCTGCGTCAGTAGTGTCTAGACGTAGTATTTTAGTATACCCCACAACATCACTACCTACTATCCATCCATTTGCATTATCTCGTTCTTTAATTATAATCATTTCGGGTGCTGCTGACATTCCATGAGCAATTGTAGCGCCACCAGTTGCATTACCTGTGTAAGACAATATTGAAAAATGATCTGCATCTGCAACTATACCTGTTGTTGTTAAGCTAGGAGAACCAGCAGTAATACTTGATCCAGTAGTAGCACTATCTCCTAGTAACCACTGCCAAAGAACATAACTTTCATTAGCAGTGTTTACCTGTACGTCATTACCAACCTGTACACCTCTTTGTAAAAATCTCTGTACGGTATTAGGTTCAGTAGCTTCAGCAGCAGTTTCATTAGAGTGCATAACTTCTCCAACACCTCTTACTCTATCTACTAAGATATGAGAGTCAGTAGCATCTCTATTCTTGATCCATGCCCAAGCTGTGATCTTGGATGCAGTGTCGTCTAGGTTATCTTGGTTAAGATTAGAAAAACCTGTTGGTGGTGTGTGTGCAAAAGAGCGTTGTCCAAAATTAAAGATAAAAGCTCCAGAACCTGCACTTCCTATACGACTAATTGCTGGAAACCATGTATCATATAAAGATATATCTTGCCCAGAATCATTTGTTCCAGCGGCAGGATTACCAGAACCAAACCAAGTACCGTCATATCCAGCCCAAAATTTACCAGCATCAGTATCTATTGCAAACATCAAGTATTTTCCAGCAGTGCCAAAATTGTTTCCAAGACCGCCATAAGAAGTATCAAGAGCGGCACCAGCAAAAAATCCTTTTAAATTGCTATCAAACGAACTTACACCAAGAAAAGCATTTGTGTTTGAAGCATCATTAGATGTTAGCGCAAGATTATGGTTTCTTGTCGCAATTCCGATATCTGAACCAGAATTTGTAGAAATAGCGTCAAGCTCCACTTCCCAATACATTTTACCGTTGTATGATAATGTTCCTCTTGCGCCATCTCCAGCAGCAGTACCCATAGAAACTTTTAAATTACCTTCTGAAAGTGTGGTTGCTGTTGAAGAATCTGGATGGTAAAAATCCATTATAGCAAAGTTCTTAGAAGGTGTGTCTGTATTTTTATCGCCAGCAGCTAAACCGCTTTCAGTAAAATCATTATTGTTACCGCTAACATCATTACCTGCACCATTTCCAGTGCCCGGAGCAATTGCCATGTCAAGATAGAAACCATTGGTTCCAAATGTAAGACCCGAAACATCTTTAGGTATCCAGCGATTTGTTGATGTATCTAATTGACCAAAACTATCTGGACCAAGAGTATCATTGTCTATCTGCACCGTTTGTGCGAGATAAAAATCAGAACTAGTTCCACTGGGACTACCACCGCCTTGACCTCTTGCAATAGTGTGCAACTCACTGGCAGCGTTCCATAACCAATCTTCAGTGGTGGCTCTGTATGATGCTGAAGCAAGAGATTGTTCTACACCATTTATGTATATTCTAAGTCTGTTCGCTTCTGTGGAATTTGCATTGTCAACCCTTACTACTAAATGATACCACTGACTTGTGTCTTTAAAGGCTCTATTAGTTGTGATTGTTGCGCCTGTTGCACCACCGCTTATTTCACCACCAGCTGCTATCTGATCAGAGCTATTAAAGTTTACACTAAAAAAATTATTATTGCCGGAGTTCTGACAGTGAAAAATATATTGAGTTGCTCCAGTAATATTTGCTCTTTTAAACCATGTAGATAGTGTAAACTTTTTTCTATTTCCAGCACCACTGGGCGTTCTTTGAAGAAAAGCAGTGTCATCATCGTTAAAAATTACACTGTTGCTTACATTATAAGCATCAGTGAACGGAACAAAATCACCTACTCTTTGACCAGTGCCATTACCTTCGTAGAGAGTGGCATCAAAGTAATCTATTCCTTGATAGTCTGGTGCTGGTAGATCAGCAGTATTCAAACTTTTTAAACTTGTAATAGTTGAGTAACTATGCGTAAAGGATTTTTGCCCACTGTTATATTCTACCGTTGAAGAAGTTGGGTTGTGTTGATAAGCGTAAAAATTGAACACTTCACCAGCAGTACGCCTTACAAAACTACTTACTAGTGCAGCATTAGTTGTTGTCCCTGCTTGAATTTCTGCTTGAGTTGCACCGCCTAGCAGAGAACCATTTACAGCAAAGTAAACTGCACCTACATCTAAATTAACAATAACATCAACAACATCACCATTGCTTAGTGCGCTAGTATAAGTGTTGTTAAAATTGCCATCAATTACTAACGCACCGCTACTGGACAATCCTACCTCACCTCTACCAGCAACAGAGTTAGCAGCAGTGTGATAAGTTCCAGAGGTATGGCTACTACCTGTAATACCGCAACCACCATCTCCAATTGTGCTGAAAGTAAATTGCGCTCTAATAATATTACTACCACTCATCAAAAATGGCACTGTAGTTTTCACTGACGTATTAGAACTATTTATTACATTTTTTTGATTGCCTTCTGACAATGTAAAAGTACCCGGATAGCTATTGTCAGCATGAGCTAATGGATTAAATGTTGAATAGGTTTTGCTAGGTGTGTTAGTCGATTGATTAGCTGATGCCATATTAGTAGCAGTAAAGTCTTTATTATTATCACTAATATCATTACCAAGATCAGAGCTATTGGCAAAATCTAAACAAGCACTATTACCACCAGCAGACGTAGCTAGTGCAGCAATTTCACTATTTTTCTTTGGTATAAACTGCGAACCGTTAGTTCCCATCGTAAACGTATCTAGGAAATCACTAACTGCAAAATCACCAGCTTGAATAGATTTACCTTCTAAATAGCATACTTGTCCATAGTACCCCTTGTAAAAATAGCCTAAAGATGGATGGGTATTTCTACCAAATCTTAGATCAGCATTTCCAGTTAAAGAACCTCTTACATCTTGGTTATCTGGAACTGCTGTGAGAGAACCTGTTTGCAATTCACCATTAACATATAATTGTATGCGAGATGCAGTAGGTAAAACTGAAGTATTTGAGTTAAATGTGAAAAGCAGGTGATACCAACCTGTGTCTCTGAATACTCTAGTTGTTGTAATTCCTCCACCACTACTGCCACCAGTTGCAACAGAAAACCCAATTGTGTTATTAGCATTAAAAGTGCATTGCGTCATATCATTAAAAGATGCAATACCCGTTGCATTGCCAAGAATAAATAATTGTTGCGCTGTGCTAAATTCATTAAAATTTACCCACATTGAGATAATAAATTCTTTTTGACCATCTGATGATAAAGTAAATCCTGTACGGTTGATGTCTTCATCAGAGCCGTTTAACCACACTGAATTACCAATTGTAGTTGGATCAAATGTAGGTGCTCCACCCTGACCTGCTGCGCCTAAAAGAATACTATTATTAAATACCATCTATGAATACGCCTTTGTTAGCACTGCATGAACATCTGTAGATGTATGCACTATATAATCAATCCTATCAACTGCTGCTGCGTCTGTGGAAAGCACAGGTGCTTCTCCAGCAGGAAAGTCCCAAGAAGTTCCATAAGCAAGTGTTCTTGATCCTGTGCCATCTTGTACAACAAATATACTACCGACTTGTCCCGCAACACAATTAGTAGGATTATCAAGTGTTCTATTACCTGCTAGTGTTACAGTAAAGTTTTGTCCTGCATTTAGATCAACTGATATGTTTGTTCCATCTGTAAGTGCCTGTATATCAGCAACAGCTGATTTCTCTATGTGTATGTCTTTACCAAGAAGAGAGTTTGTACCCACTGCCAGAGCACTGACATATACATCTGTGGCACTGAGAACACCTGTCATAGCACCACCTGCCTTTGGCAGCTGATTGCCAATACTGGCAGCTAGTGTAGCGGAGAGAGCAACAGCAAAGTCACTAACAGATGTTATTCTGGTGTTAGCAGTTCCTATGGATGTAGCCAGCGTACCTGAGAGAGCCACCGCAAAATCACTAACAGATGTTATTCTGGTATTAGCAGTTCCGATAGATGTGGCTAATGTACCTGACAGAGCTACTGCAAAGTCACTGACAGATGTTATTCTTGCATTGGCAGTGTTAATGCTGGTGGCCATTGTAGAAGATACGTTGGCAATACTAGTGGCTAGAGTAGCTGAAAGTGCCACTGCAAAATCACTGACAGAGGTAATTCTTGTATTAGCTGTGGCTATGCTAGTTGCCAATGCAGCAGATGCAGCTACAAGAGCATTGTTAGTAGAGGTATGAGCATTATTAATAGAAGTAATAGCAGCTGCACTAGGAACAGCGGTGCCTCCTACAAATACATTGGTAGCAGCGTATACATTGTTAGCAGATACATTACCAGAGAACTCTGCTGCTACACCTGATACCTTTGTGGTAAAACTACCCGTGGCAGCTACAAAGTTAGTTGCGCTGACAGAGGTGGTAAAGCTACCAATAGAAGCTGTGATAGAGGAGATGCTAAGATCAGGATTAACTTTAATAGTACCGCTGGTGGTGACTGAACTAACAGAAGTACCACCCTCTGTGAGCAAAATAGTTTGATTAGCATCTGTAAGCGTTTCAAAAGCTGTTGCAGCAATGTCATTTAGCTGAGACACCGTGGCAGTGAGTACTGTACCGCCTATGGCAAACTGACCTGTGACGTTTAACTGTGCCGTGCTAAGTTGTAGAGGACCAGCTGTGCCACCACCGTCTTGAACAGTTCTTAAAGCTCCTGTAAGACCATTGTTAGAGGTAGCTGCGTCTATCTTTAGCAGGTCTTTATATGTATTGGCAATAATTGAGCCTGTTAAATCTCCGGTCATATTAATCTACCTTATATAAAATTCCATTTGCTTGTCTCGTCTTCCCACTTTGTGGTGGCAGCATTCCAAGTAATGTTTCTCTCTGCATTATCAGGTGGTCTTGCATCTCTGATAAACTGTTTATCTACTGGGAATTGTACCTTATTTTGTGGGTTGGTTACAAGATTAAAAATACCATCGCTCTCTGACTTAGCAACAATAAGATTAGTTCCGGGTTCCCTCACTCTCTGGTCAAGCGGAAACCGAAACCCTGATCTGTCACTGATAAAGAATGCTTTCTTACCTACCACTGTCTAGCACTTCCATCTTCTTCTGGCTTGCCTAAGTCTTGAGTTAGGATTCTTTGCAGCTTTGGGAAACTTCTTCATTTGCCCTGCGCTACGTGCACAGTAGCTCTTACGCCTTGCTGCTCTTTTACCAGTGGGTTTAGATTCAGTTACAGCTGTTTTAAGCTTACTACCGGGGTTCTCTCTACGGTACTTTGCCACTCCCTTCTTTGTCATACCAGCACCAGCTTTGGTGGGACGCTTGTGTCCACCTTTGATGGTGTGACCCTTCATTCCTTTACCAGTGGACTTTCTCTTCTTCTTCTCAGCCATTAGCTCTTCTTCTTTGCAAAAGTTTTAACATTGGTAGGTTTACCACCTACACCTTGCTTGACTGCTCTTTTTCTTTGAACAGCAGATTTCTTCTGCCCAGCTGTCATACGTTTTGCCTTGGCCAGCGGAACGCACTTGGGATACTTTCTTTTAGAACCCTTGGCAGATTTTCTACCACAGGGTTGAAACTTACCATCTTTCTTGGGAGCGCCTATGTCTACCCATTTTTCGTCTACCCACTTTCTAAGACCACCTCCTGTTTTCTTTGCCGTTGCCTTCTTCTTTTTCTTCTTACCACCGGGGGTAACTTTACCAGAACAAACAGCAGAGGCATACATATTAGCGTAAGCTGATGGATATACATCAAACTTACGCTTGGCAGCTGCTTTACCTCTGGGACAGAGTTTACCCATTACGTTTTCCTTTTGTTTTTCTCAGCGCAGCAAAGTCAGCTTTTGTAATTTTACCGTAAGGGGGAGCTTTATCTAATTTTTTTCTGTTACCTTTTAATTGTTTTGCTGTGCTTGATCTATTGATAGCCATCTAAACAACTCCTAATCGTGGGGTGATAAACAGGCTAACACGTTCTTTATCTGCTTCCATTGCATTCTCAAGTAGTTTTTCGTAGTTAGCCTGTAGCATAGTAACACGTTCTGAGGGAACATTTGGTCTTTTAAAACTAAGATAGTAGGCCAGACCTGCTGTAAGGCAAGGAAGAAATCTGAAAGGTACATCTGCATTTTCTAGTGCACTCTTATTAACGTCTTTAAGACGCTTCATTCTGTAATGTCTAAAAGTGTAGGTATCTGTGGAGTCAGGCACCGGAAAGAAGTATGCCTTCATTGCATCTCTGCCCTTGAGCGTGGCAAACTGTGTAGGTCTTCCTGATGTTGTTTTATCTGTGATAGCCTCATATTCTTCGTAGGCAATTCGGGTCAACTGAAAGTCGTTAGAGTTAGATGATCTTCTGACATACCCGTTGAGAACATCCACTGTGTCACTATCTAGTGTATACTCTGCTGTATTTGTACTAAGTGTAGTAGATGCAAGGTCTGTACCCCAGAGAAGAACACCTCTGTTCTGCCAGTCAGTGAGAAGAAGATTAAGAGAACGTCTGGCAGAGATACCGTCATTACCTAGTTCTGGTTCTCCACCTATCATGGCAAATGCTTCTTCTATTACCTCGTCTATAAAAAAGGTAGTATCAAAGTTTGATGTAGTTGCAACTGCCATATCAGTTCCTTACCTGTTACGCATCCACGCTGGTTTATCAGCAGATACACTGAGAGAGCCACCTACGGCATATTTAAGAGGGCCACCTTTTTTAACTTCAACTCTAAGACCAGTGGTATAACTACCTTCATCGTGAATATCAGGTTTATCAGGTTTCTCTTTAGGTCTTGGAGCAATCTTCTTCTTCTTCTTTTTATCTGACATTATTCATCTTCCTCTATCTTGGCTCTGTCACCTTTGAGTAAAGGTTTGGAGCGTTTACTTATAAGAGTGTCTAACTTTGAATCCATTCTTTGTATCATAATTTCTAGTCTGGTAGTTTTATCGATTAGGTCTACAATAATACTATCCTGTTTTTTAAGACTGGCTATTACGTCCTTTAATAGAAAGTGAAGAAGCTTCCACGCAGCAACGCCAGCCCCTACGCATCCTACAATGGCTAGACCATAATCTGATATTGCTTGCATCAAATTCATGTCCATGTTTTATGTACTCACTCTTCTGTAGCATTTACACAATCACAGGTTTCAGCAGTGCAGGGTTCAGAGCAAGAACAGTTTTCACACTTTTCATGCCCACAGTTAGGATTCTTACATTCTTTATTAGACAACAGTTGGTCCTTTTCTAGCTGCGCCATAGCCTTGTCCTGTGGCTCTACCTACAATTTCATTTAACTTTTTAGTATCTACCGGAGGATTTTTGTCTTCCACCGTGTAGTCTTTTTCTTTTTCCATTGGTTTACTTTTCATCTAATTGCTCCCTTGAACAAGTGTATTAGGTCCTCCAGCAGGACTTGTGTTTGGTTGCATATCATCTTGTCTGCTTCTTCTTGCCCTGTTTCTCAGCCTGTCTACCTCAGTGGTATACTCTTGTTGAAAGTACTGAACAGTGTTAAAGCTTTTCATAAACATAGAAGCTTCTACCATTGTAGCAAAGAAGAGTGCATTTTCACAATTGGCTGTGAAGTAATTAGTTGGGTTATCACTTGTGATAGCAGAGATTTCTGCAATGAACCCAATCTCAGAGTCTATGGTGGCAGAAGGTGTAGGTGCCACACGAATCTGTGTATTGGTTTTAAACCCATAGTATCTGGGTGTGCCAGTAGATGCAGAGACAGGCCAGTAATCTATAAGATACTCGTAGGGTCTAATTCTAAGCTGTGTCTTTGTTCCACCTGCCTCTATGGCAAAGGTCTTGATAATCTCTCCACCAGAGGGTACAGAGACTTCAGCTGTGCCAGCAGAGACTGCTACACTGGAGTAAGATACAAGACCCTGATCATCTAGATCATTCATCATACGGTCTTGTGCTCTCTGCACCATGTCAGGCAGAGCACCTACAAACTCAGGTCCATCATTCTCCGAAGCTGCTATTACTGCACTGACAAGTGTGATATAGTTCATCAGCGTTAGCCATAGTAAATGTATACTTTACCAGCGTTGCTTGCACCCGCCAGAGATACATTACCATTACATCTGACACCATCATCTCCAATGTATACGTTGTCACCTGTGTTAGTTGAAAGGACTGGTTGTTTAATAACAGGTCCTGCACTGTCTCCAATCACCAGTTCAGAGGCAGCGGTGACAGCGTAGGTGTACAGTCTAATTCTAGTATCAGATATGGTGGTGCTTGTAATAGTATCTACAAAGAGACCGTTACCTCCTCCACCACTCTCTACCTGCGCTATTCTAAGGGTAGTGCTCATTCAATTATCTCCTAAAAAAATAGGGGAAGACCCATGTAAGATACTTCCCCTATTATAGATCAATGCTTATAGCTTTCCAAGGTAGTGGGTTATCTTTCCACCGCTACAAGAATAAAGTCAATGGTCAAGGTCTTAGCAGCTGCTTCACCATTNTGAATACCAAACGAGATCGTCAGGTCTTCATCATCAGGAGCATTGGTAGTGCCAGTGATCTCACCAACCTGTACATTATCTTGATAAGCGCGGAAGACAGCGCCACCCGTGGCAACATCCAGCGGATCGTACTCAAACGAAAGCGTGACAAACGTGTCATCTTCCATTGCGTCCATCTCTACAACGCTCAAGCTAGAACTGTTATCCTTCTCAATGATAAGATCAGGTTGCGTGTCTCCATCAATTTTAAGGAAAAAGATACCGTCTGTGACATCAAGAGGAGTCGTATCAGTGATCTGAAGACCCATGACAATTTCTGACTGCGTTGCGTCATTGGTTTTAAACCTAGCAGAGAAGAACATTCTCTTGCTAGAATCCCACTTGAAAGACTCACCCTTCAGCTGGAAAAAGTCCAGATCATTATCTGCATCATCGTTGGTGATCAGGAGTTGACCACCTGCGCCAGAGGTGATTGCCTCTGAGGCATTACCAGAACCAGCTTCAGTGGTGGTGATGGTGTAGATACCAGAGTGGTACTCAAAGAAATCATCGAAGTACGTGTAGTACTTTGAAGGGTCTAAATATGGGTAATTAAAAAGGGGATGACCCTTTGTTCTATTGGAAACTCCGTTTGGAAAATGTGTAGGCATATTGAACAGTCCTTTCCTAGACCAGCACCCGAAGTGCCATTCAACTATGTTAAAGAAATAGTGGAGGAGCTTTTTACAGCCCCTCCACCTTAGAATGCTTTAGGCACCCTGTGAACCGAAGAACGATCTCCAGTCCGAGAAGCCGAAGCTGTAACGCTCTCTGGCTTTGAAACGGAGGTTGCCCGTGTCAAAGTCAGGTTCCATCTTCGTGGCAAGAGGCGCTCTTACAAACATTTTCGTTCCGTTGGGAACGTCAGTTTTGATGAAGAACGCATCTGCATCTTGGAACCGCTTGTTCACATAGTAACCTTGCGGCATCATACCAAGATTGTTGATGGCGTTGATGTTGTTATCAGCCGTGTTAGGTTGATACGGGCTGTTCAGCACACGGTCTGCCGTGAACTGGTTTCCCGGCGCAATGTGGAGCGATACCGCATTGGAGCCGATCAGAATACCCCGATCATCCTTCATCGTCTGAATACTGATGAGCGCAGTTTCCAGCGCAGCTTCCGAGAGGTCAACCGTACCAGCAGTGCCGATCAGGTTGCTCTGGGAACCATCACCCACCGTGGGGTGACTTGCACTGAACAACGGTTGTCCGTCACCACCCGTGAAGGCAGTGTTGAAACCGTTGTTGAAAACATCAGCAGCTTTAGTCTGCTTGGTGCTGGCCATGGAACGGGCAAGCCCTTTGGCACGTAGCTTGGCAAACGTGTCATACAGGTTGTCTTCCATTGCCTCTTCCGTAACAGCAAAAGCAAGGCTGATGGTTTCATGCGTATACCGAGCCGTGAAGCTCTCTTGCGCGTTGTCGTACTGAACGGCAGCGCCCTCGCCTTTGACAGGGGCTTTACCAAATCCAGTGAACAGTACTTCTTCCTCGAAAGCTCTATCCGAGTTTTCCGTTTCAAAAAGTACTGCGTGTTCGTCAGCAACTTCTCCATACTCCATACCAAAAACGGCATTGAGTCCCGGAAGAAGCTGCTTGGCAATACTTGCTCTATTAATAGCCATTGTCTAAGCTCCTTTCAGGTTACGCGCCAGATGACACACGGGTCAACTGGTGGTGGATAAGTTGAACTTCAGCAATCGGGAAGGCACGCTCCGAAGCATTATCAATGTCATTGCCGGGTTCGTCAACGAAATCAATAATACGGAACATAGCCGCCACACCAGAAGTTCTGGACGCAACATCGAGACCAAACCCTGAACGACCAGTGAAGGTAGAACCTGCACCTCTGGTCACTTCAAAGTTGAACTCCATGATATCGCCAACAGAAGAACTGGCATCACACTGAATTTCAAACGTAGCGTGGGGATCGTCAGCTACAATCGCGTAGGCATTGCTGGCAGAAGTTCCCGTGGGCCAATGTTTACGGAACTTTGGCTCACCGTCTTCTTCGTAGTAGCACCCCATGAAAACCCCAATGGGGTGATCAGCAGCACCGCTGTCATTACCAACAACAGAAACAAAACCTTCTCTTACGTGGACCAGATCACCCGTGAACATGCTACCCGCCGCAGCTGATTTGATGCGGTAGTTTTTCGTCTTCAGAGTGTTGGCACCACCAGAGTACCGACGCGAAGGAGTGAGACCATTAAGGGCTTTTGTAGTAGTCATACTACCATCTCCTTTCCTTTAAAGATGAGTAGAATAAGCAGCAGTCTATTAGTTTTGGAACTGTGGCATTCTACCCTTGGTTACACTAGATTTGCTATTATTTGAAATGGGCATTCTAGAATCAGAAGCTGCCATCAATTGCTGGTTTACAGCATCCATCATGGCGTTTGCCTTGTCCTGATAATACTCATTTCTGGCCTTTGCTTTGCCACGGGGCATCTTGGCAAGAGCGACATCCCCCCGTACAACGCAATTTTGATAGCGACCTGTATCTAAAACAGTTGCAGAGTGTAACATCTCAGGAACTTCTTCCGGTGTTACAAATACCCAGCCTTGGCTCATTTTGTTTCCTACGTTCTTGTAGTCATCATCACCCTTAACGGAGATGCGTATCCAACGGAGAACCATGTCTTCATTGGTGAATCTGTCTACAACAAGATCAGGAATATCTAAAAAGTTAGGTTCAGTGTATGTGTATTCCTTGGTTTCAACTTCCCTTGCTTGACTTGCTCTGCTACTTGTTTTACTCATCTTTAAACGCTCCTTTGTTTTGTTACGCGCCTAGCCTACTGGTACATACTCACCTGCTGCTCTGTCGGCTCTTGCCTTTTCAGCAGCATACTTTTCCAGTGGTATGTTCCACTTCTGTGCTAATCTTACATCTTCCTGAGAAAGCTTAACCTTCTTTCCTTTGGCAGATGCGGTGGTTGAACTGCGCGACTGTCCAGCGACCACCTGTTGTGCAGGTTGTGAATCTGCAACTTCACTAAACTTGTGCGGGAACTCCGCTTTTATTCTCTTGTCTACCTCCTGATAAAACTCTGGTGTAGATGAATCATAACCTTCTGACTTTAACTGGGCGTCAATTGTAAGAGCCGCCACTGTCATAATTTGATCTCTGTTAAACCAAGAGTTTTCTGGCTTCTGACTCCATTCAACAGCAAGAGGATCATATTCATTTGCTTGCTGCTGCTGTTGTGGTGCAGGTTGAGCCTGTTGTTGCTGCTGCGCCTGTACCTGTTGTTCTCTCTGTGACAGCTGCGCCTCGTACTGTTGAATAGCCTGTCGCTGCTGACTCAGTGTTGCCAGATCAACTTGACCTTTGTTGATCAACTCTTGGGCTTCTAGCATTTTTTCCTTTTCGCCTAGGTCATAGGCATCAAGGTATGCTTTCTTTGCCATTTCAATCTGCTGCTGTAAAAGCTTCTCGTTTGTGTCTGTGTTAGACTTACTAGCCTCTACAGTGTACTTGTCTCTTTCTGTCAACTGCTGAATAAGTGCTTGCTTTTCAGCCTCTGCTCTGGCAAGAAGTTCAGCCTGTTCTTTTTTCTGCTGAACCAGTTGACGAATACGTTTCTCTGCGCCTTTGGTTTCAATTCCGTCTAGCTCTGGAATATCTTTTTTCTCAGGCTCTGGAGCAGCTTCTATCTCTGGAACTGGTTCTGACTCTGATTCTGCGCCCTCTACTTCAAATTCAACTTTATCTTCTTCTTTTTGACTAGGACTAGTGTCAATTTCGCCCCACTCAGTTAGTTCTTCAGCAACCGCTGCTTCTTTTTCTTCTGACATTTATTTCTGCTCCATAGTTTGCGACGACTAAGATTACGCATGTAGTAGTATTATTATATAGATAACACAGTTACCCACCTAAAACAAGAGTTGTGTCTAGGTCTTCTGGGTTATCTACTTTCATTATAATTTGATCATCAAAGAGAATAAGAAGTTTGACGCCTTTGTAGACAAACTTTGTACCGCTTAATTTTTGATAACAAACATAGTCTCCAACTCGACACCACGGTCCTGCAAGAAACTTATCTTTGTCTTCGTAGGCAAGCGTTCCAACTTTGAGTACACGCCCCACCGTGGTGAGGTAGGCGATATCATCTCTAGCTCTTTCTGGGAGAATAATTCCTCCTTTGGTTTTTGCCTTAATAGTGACAGGGCGCACCAGAACGTGATAACCCGGAAGCTCTGGTAAAACTTCTGGATCAGATACTTCATCTTCTGTAATCCACGTATCATTAGGCATTGCCCCTGCAAGTGAAGGATTAATCATCGTCTTCGTCTATCTCCATTCGTTTGTTAATAATCTCTGTCAACCTGTTATAGGACCAGTCTATACCTGAGATTGTTCCTACAACCTGTCTATAATGGTTATAGTCCTCTACTTGGCCCTTTGCAAGGAAATCTTTTAGAGATTCTTGTTCTGCCTTAAAAGATTGTTTGATCTCGTCAAAAATATCCATATAATTTATTTTCTACGCGAGACCCTTCTCTTTTTCTTTGACTGTCTCTTGGCTGTTCTTTTAGAATTAGACATGGCAATGGCCACCGCTTGTTTTTGCGGGTAACCCTCTTCTCTAAGTTTTTTAATGTTGGCTGAGATAGTCTTGGAAGATTTACCGGGTTTAAGAGGCATTAGAAAGTGACCTCATTTCATCTGAAAGATTACGTGCTCTGTTGTAGGTTTGCTTTGCCCACCTAGAATCCATCATCTGATTAGCTGCTTCGCTGTAGTCTTTTGGATTTTGTTTAAGAGCTTTCCACATTTTTCTAAATTTAGATACACCTGATTCACCCATCTGATATACCATTTCTATAATAATTTCTTTTGCCTTGCAAGGTAAATCTTCTATTTTATTCTTCTTGATAAGTCTATCAGCACCGTCTTTAGCTTTTTGTAAATCTTCTTGAAAAAGTTTTTCCCAGCCTTCTTGATCCGTTGGGATTTCTTCTCCGGGCAATATTTTATGTCCATAACCTCCTGTAAGAAAGCCAAGCGTGTCAGTATAGGGTTTGACCATATATCCTTCATGTTTCTTTATTCTCTCTTCTAAAGTTTTCATCGACCTGCGCCGCCTTGTTTAACAGCATTTACCAACATACCCAGAGCATCTTTCTGTGTCTGCGTATCTGCTTTCTCAGATTCTAGTGCGAGTTTACCAGCTGCCTCTAGAGATTTCTTTGCGTCTCTGTCAGCTTCCAGAGAAAGTTTACTCAGGTCAATGAGCGTGTCTAGCTGAACTTTCTTATCTGCTGTTTCAGATTCTTGCGCTCTGACTTCTAGATCAGCTGCTTTTTCCAAGGCATCCATCTGCATCTTCTGCTGATCAAGTTGCAGACGTTGCTGCTCTATGTTCATCATCTGTTGCTCTGGGCTTTGTGCTATGCCTAGCGAGGCGTTTGCATTTGCCACAGCTTCAGCTGCCTCTGCCATTACCATGTCACTGGTTTGTTCATCAGTGGCAACTCCTGTGACCATGCCGCCTATCTGCTCTTGATATTTCATCAGCATGTGGTCTCTGATGTTGGCGTTGAGTATAGGCACAATCTGTTGCATCATGGGGTTTGCACCGTTACCGGGGTCTTTGAGGAAGGCGCTCTTAAATTGTATATGAGCATCGTGGTTCTGACCCGGAAAAGCTGCAATGGGTTGTCC